TTATTCGTTGACCTCCGACGGGGAAGCGTATTAACCGGCTCTGCTGTATTTAGTATCGCATGGACTATAGGACAGCGGTCGTTAGTATGTGATTATAATGCTCATGGCTTACAGAATGGGGATCATATTACGTTCGTGAATGGCTGGACTAATATGCTCGGTTTGAAGAGCGAGGAGATTATAGGGAAGACATTCGGTGTACGTATCGAGTCAGCGGATCGCTTCCACCTCGTTATGACGACTGCGGCTACTGTAACTGGTTTCGATAATGCAGCGAAGACAGTGACGAAGGATACACACTTCCTCGCTGGTGATATTGTTGAGCTTGTCTATTATGATGAACAACTCGTCGCTGTTGATAGTTTAGGTGAGATAGTTAAAGTCAATGCGGCAATGCAGACTACGAAGATATGGGATCACTCTAAGGCATTCATTACTCCGGGTTCTGTAACTCCCGGACCAGGATGGAGTAATATCGACTACGCATCATCGGCTATCTTTAAGGGTGAGTTGATTATCGTCAACGGTATCGATAAGCCGGTGATTATTAATTTCCAAAAGACACCTAACTGTACGTATTTGGCTGATGCGGGTGCTGAGTATAGTACGGTAAACGTACCTGTATGTCGTTATGTGTGTGCTATTGATAAGTGGCTGATAATGGCAGGTGATCCATTGATGCCATATAAGGTACATATTAGCGCGACTAATAGTAGCGGTACATGGCAGAACCCGGCGGATGAAACTGATAACGATGGTGTGGCGATTGAGCTTAATAACACTAATAGCTCATCGGTATTCATCAGAGGGGTTAACAAGTTTAGAAACTTCCTTGCAGTAGCGTTCGACGATACGGTAGCGATGGTCGAACTTGGTATCTTTGACGGTACGCAGCATCGACCAGAAGTTACGGATAGTGTCGCAAGACATGGAGCTATTGCACATAAGAGCATGGTGTTTCTCGGTTTCGACTTGGTGATGGCTGATCCGATCGGTGTGCCGTCTTTTGCGAAATCACAGTTCGATAACTCTATTATACCATCTAGGATGAGTGAATTTATCGCACCGATGCTACAGATGAATATATCGCGATTGACAGCGAAGACATTAGAGAGGGATATCTTCTCAGTCTACAGTACGCACGATAATCGCTACGTCTTATTTGTCCCTAATCACGATGATGTAAAGGTACGTCTACCGAATGATCCCATCTATTATCTATTCGTAGATGTTGGTACTAATAGAGCGGTACTAAACACTCCTAATCACGGCATGGTAGAAGGTGAGAAGTTCTCGCTATCAGGATTAACCGATACTAAGAGGTCGATACCCTCTGGTGATATACCTGCGGAATGTACAGTCGAAGCTGTGTTAAATGAGAACCTTATATCCTTCCGTCTCCTTAACATCATCGTTGAGCCTCTCAATTTCGGAGGCATTGCAGTAGATATCACACGTAAGAGGACAGAGACTATTGCTTATGCTCTCACGTATAATAAAGGGCTGAAGATTAAGGCTTGGTCGCGCTATAGAGGATGGGACTTTAGAGCGGGTACCACATCACTATACGGTCGTGTCTTCTTAGCTGATAAAAGTCACATCTGGAGAATGGGTAATCGCTACGATCCCATTCACGCTGATTACATGGGCCTCTACGATCACATCTACGCTAATAACACTACGTATACAGCAGGGACGAAGGTGCGAGATGTACTGACTAATGAAGTGTACACCGCACAGAAGACAAACACGACTTCGGTTGATGACTCGTTTGAAGTAGAGAGGGAAAGTTTCCCTGATAACTGGATCATTTATAAAGGCATGCCTATCAACTTCGACATTGAGTTCCCGTGGGCTGACTTCGATAAGAGAGATATGACTAAACTGCTGAAAACTATAAACGTTGATGCTAAAGGAAGAGATCGGTTCACTGTTGAGATGTATCTTGATTACTATTATAAGCATAAGGTTACAGGTGCGCGTACTCCTCTATTATCGATGGACATGGTTGGTGGTGATGAAGGTGGCTTCGGTGTCCATCAGCAATCACATGGTACTGGTCGCCTCGCCATTAGACAACGACCGATACCTTTTGAAGCACGAGGGAAATTGTTTAAGTTTCGTATCTTCGGTTCGACTATAGAGCCTCTCCGTTTCATCGCGTTCATCTTCGGTTACAAAATAGTGGGAAGAGATCGATGAGCATCGGACCAGTTAAAGAGTACACGACGTACTTTGATCTTGAAGTACCCACGTTCGACTTTCCAGCGTGGCATACGTACTACGAACGCAATCTGAAGACTATCGATGGCATTATGTATCTAATGTCAGGATCGAATAGTCTTAAAGGTGTGTGGAAGAATAGCGTCGAATATGAAGTGGGTGATCGCACGGTTGATATCGACGGTGCGGAGGCTTACGAGTGCTTCGTTGGACATATAAGTCCTCCTGCACCGATGACGTTTGCTGAACATCGTCTCCTGTATCCTACGTATTGGATGGGTGTTGACTTCATTCAATCATTGATGGGTACGTCTGATAGTGCTGTAACGGTTGGCACGGGGACGAAGGTATTTGGTACGCAATCAGGCAGAGTGTTTGCTCCAGGTGCGAAGGTCACTATCGCAAGTAGTGCTAATCCTACCGTTGATTGGATGTGGGGTGCTGTTAGTGATTATACGGGATCAATATTGACAGTCGAAGTCGAAGTTGTTGGTGGTAGCGGTACACATGAAGATTGGTGGATCGCTGTTAGTGGAATTGAAGGACCAGTTGGACCGATTGGACCGATGGGTATTCAAGGTCCGCAAGGCATACAGGGCGATCAAGGCATTCCGGGACCTACAGGACCACAAGGTATCATTCCCGAACCACCGACCGGCGGAGCGATCTACGGACGGCAAAACAACGCGGGTACTGGAGCGTGGCAACTCGTTACTGCTACTGCTGCATCTACTCTTCCCACTACACCAGCGGGAGGTCTATCTTCAACAAACGTTCAAGCAGCACTTAACGAATTGGATACTGAGAAAGTTGCTAAAGCTGGTGGTGCTGCTGCGGTGATGACAGGTGTGCTTACATTGCCTGCCGCTAATCCAACTGTCGCTACAGATGCAGCACATAAGGGATATGTTGATACTCAGATTGGTACAATTAGTGCAACACTTACTACCAAAGCTGATAAGACGTATGTTGATAATCAACTTACAACAAAAGTTAATCTTGCTGGCGATACGATGGTGGGAGCACTTAACTTTAATGGCCCGAGTCATTGGGCATTTGGTGGAGTGGGTGCTGGTAGTTGGTTTAGTACGCCGGGAGCGGTTGATAGGTTCTTTGTAGGCACAGAGCCAGCGACCGATAACTTTCGACTGTATTCGATAGCAGCAGGTAATATTTTAACTCTTGCTGGTGCGAATGGAGATGCAACATTTGCGCATGATATTATTGCTAATGGTAATTTAAGAACATCAGGATCGGTTGCTATCGGTCAAGGTGTTACGTCTGGTCTGTATGGCGATGGTTCTGCATTAGCACTTAGAGCGTATGGTGCTGGTCCTATTTACTTACAACAAGCTAACGGTGCTGCTCACTATGCACTCTTCGGTAATGGGTCATCGAGGATATATGGGACATTAAATGTAGATAATACCCTAACATGTTCATGGGATGTCGTAGCTACTCAAGCTTTATGGGCACATAACGGCTTTGTGTTCCTCTCTGCTGCTGGTCATTATCTACGTTGGGATGGTGGTAGTTATCAATTCCCACATGGTCACTTGTACTCACCGGCTGGACGTTTGTACGGTACGAATGATTTCAACTTTAGTAACTTCATTCAGAATGGAGCAACACCAACCTTCTACGCGATTGAAGGTGCGTATTATATTGACATGAAGTATCCGGGTCATGAAGCGGAGGATTTCTGTGCGCGTATTATAGTTGGATCAGATCATGTTTTATCTTTTGAGTCTCCATCAGTTAGAACTAATACTGAGTTCTCTGCTCCGACAATGTGGACTAGTTTAGGTTATCGGTGTAATACTGGTGGGAATTACGGAGCGTATGTCTTCGCTATCAATTGGCCGGGTGGTGGCTTCTATATTAACGGTACGTATGTCGGAGCTATTGCCGTCAGTGATTATCGTGCGAAGAAGGATGTTCGTCCACTCCCATCGATGTGGGATCGTGTGAAGGCGCTTAAACCTGTCAGCTACCAACACCGAGATTACACACCGTCTCATCTGACAGACACAGCGAAGAACACAGGGAAGCCGTTTGTCGAAGCTGATGGTATTGAGCGATGGGGCTTTGCTGCACATGAGTTACAGGATACACTGGTTGAAGGTGCAGCGACAGGACGTAAGGATCAGGTTAAAGTATTACAATCACCAAATCCAATGGTGGTTATTGCTGCTCTCACTAAGGCATTACAAGAAGCAATGGAACGTATTGAAACACTAGAGGCCGCATATGCAGATGCAAACTGAGACCACGACGATCACACATAGACAACGACGACTTGAGCGACTTAAGAGAGCAGGGTCGTGGTATGATATAAGAGAGATGCTGACTAAAGATGACTTATACGTATTAGAGCCTCTCTTCAAAAAGGCGCATCAGGAACTTCAACCGCATCTCGACTTTTCAATGGATGCGATACTCCGTCATGCAACGTATAAGATGGCCGATCCTGAGAGGATGACGTATAATGGATGGGCCGCCTATCGTGAAGGTGAGCCAGTCGGTTTCTTTATCGGTTCGCTGTCATCTTTCTTTATGTCTACGGATAAGATGGCAGTCAGTAACGTATGGTATGTAGACAAACCCTACAGAGGAAGCCCTGTAGCCTTCCTGCTGGTTAAACAGTTCCTACAATGGGGAGCTGTCCGTGGATGTGTTCGATTTGTTATCGACATAATCAAAGACAAACACTCCGACAAGCAAGTTCGACTATTCGCTAAGATGTCACAAAAGCTCGGCTTCAGAGAGGCGGGCGTCTACTTTGTAAAGGATACGAACAATGCTGCCAGCATGGATGATCGATCAAGTTCGACGTAAGAGTGATGAACAATCGGAGAGACATATCGGAGACGAAGACACGACGTTTAATAGAGATACTCCTCGTCCTGATAATAGTGATATTAGCGATGACGATAGTGATGTTCTAAACTGTGGAGGTAATGCACCTTCACCGCCTCCTGCTCCCGATCCGATGGCAGAGGCACGGGCACAACAGCAACTCGAAGATCATCGTAATGAGATTGCTGAGACTAATCGCATCGCGGAGGAGAAACGTGCTGCGGAGAAACTTGTCAAGGATACCGCAGACTTTCAAGGTCGTGTCGGTGGAGCAAAAGCTCTCGCGAAAGACTATGGTAGCAGTAAACTACGCACGATGGGCATTGATGATAACTACGGCATCATGTCCGCGTATGAGAATGCACTGAATAAAGCTCAAGGGAATATCCCTAATCTCGATCCGTCTCCAGGTACGTACTTCGGTTCGGACCTTTGGGAGAATACCGTAGGCGACATACGCACACAGAACCGCAATAAGATCACTCGCGGTTATGAGAGTGAGGTTCCGGTTGGTTTCGAGTCCACGTATATACCAGATACCGCTGATGACCAGCTTATACAATCGATCATCAACGAACAGTTCGGTGAGGCGAATGAGTATATCGATAGAGCTAAAGCGCGAGGTACGTTGAATGATGTTGGTTATGGTACAGCTTCGCGCGCACTAGGACAGCAGAAAGCTGGTGCGTTCGAACGTGCTAATCAACAGGGCCTTGGTGTTCTGGAGACTGGCAGACAGTCACTTAAGGATATCGACAAACAGGCACGTCAAGGACTAACGAATTGGGACTTCGGGGATCAATACGATCCATCTGCGTGGACTGGTAAGATCAAATCTGGTGCAGCAGCGTTTACTGGTGGACTAGAAGGTAAGTTGCGTAACGCATTCGGTAGCACTGAGTTCTTCGATCCTGAAGCACTGATTGCTAAGGGTGGTAAAACACAGGGAGCGGTTAATCCCGGTGCGACTGCGTTACAAGATGCAATGTCAGAAGAGGAACGTCGCCGCACTGCTGGTTCCGTTGGAGCGTTCTAATTCCTTATACGTATAAAGGAACGCAAGGATGGAAATGATGGGCGGAGCATTAGGCGCAGTCGGTAGCATTGCCGGTGCATTCATACAAGCCGACGCTCAGAAGTATGCGGCTAATACGAACTACTCTATCGCGTTGATGAACTACTATCAGCGCGAGAGAGAACGCACGCAGGCACGTCTAGAAGCACAAAGGATCGAACGTAAACAAGACCTCGGTATGACGGATATCGAGGGGACTAAGACCGCATTTACACCGGGACTTGGTTGGAGAACTACACCGACAGCGCAAAAACAGGCGCTGATGAATAGAGAACAAGCTGAGAAGATGGCTCAGTTTGGCGATACTGCTATGAAGCGTCGCCAAGTGCAGGCCAATGTCGGTCAGCAAGCTCAAGAACGTGATAAAGCACGCGCTCTATTCGATGAGATGAGCCGAACGTCTACTCCGGGTGCAGGGGAGATAGAACGTATTCTACTCGGCGCTCAAGGAACGGCTAGTAATCGTGCGTTCGATGATACTCTTAAAATAGGCGCACGTCAGTCAATGCGGACGGGTGCTAATCCCTCTAAACTATTAAGTGAGATTGGTAGAGCACGCGCACAAGAACAAGGTAGCATGGCGGGACAGGCGAGGCTTCAAGGATTGCAAATGGCTCCGCAACTTGAAGATCAAGATATGAAGATGAAGGCTAATCTGTATAACTTGTTTGCTACTAGAGCTAGTGCGATGCCAGATGTCAGCTTCTCACCAACACCGATCGATAGTGGTGCGGCTGCTGGTGCGATGAAGGGTTCTCAAGGCAGTGGTGAGTTGGCTGTTAAAGCTGCGATGATGGAAGGTGGACGGATGCCGTTCGTACCTCCCATGTATGGAATGGCTAATGCTGTTGGTGCTACTGGTATGGCTCTACAAGGATTAACGAAGAACGCACAGCCCATGTTTAACGAGGGTGGTGGTGGATATAGTCTTTGGGGAGCTATGAACGATGACCAACGGTTACGTGGTGGCAGTGGCTCATTTGCAGGAGCGCCATAATGGCTGATAGTTCATTCGATCCTCTCGCACTCGTTAAAGCGATGGGTCCACAGGCTGACCCGACTGAGTGGGCGAAACTGTATTATCAAGATGCAGCTAAAGGTCAGCAATTGAGAGAGGAGATTAAGAACCGTCTCCTCTTACATGAAAGCGATCAGAAGGCTCGTGAACGTGAAGGTGCTGCTAATCGTGCATCACATGAAGGTATTGCCGAAAAGAACCGTGGTGTGCAGAGGGAGAGGATTACACAAGCTGGTCAAAACTTTAAGGATCGATTAGCTGCTATTAGTAAGGATATTATATGGCCGAAGGGAACACTATCTGAAAGGGAAGCAGAGAATGCAGCCATCCTTAAACCTGGTGAGGATATCGGCAAGACACATCAGAGAATAACTCTTCACGGTATTACAAAGGTCGTACCGCTTGGACAGATGCCTATACGTCCTGCATCTTCCCGTGCTCCTGAGAGTATTCCAATTACACCGGGAGTTGATCCATATGATTGATAATCATGGCTGAAAAGAAAATCATCTACGACAAAGAAGGTAAAGATACGGGTGAAGTTGAAGGCCCCGATCCCGGTTGGGGTAAGTTCATGCTTCGGCAAGGTGCTATTGGCCTTGCAGATACACCCGGATCATTTGCAGGCTTGTACGGATTAGGCCGTGCAGGTGCGGAGTATCTATGGGATCGACGGTTCGCTGATACTGAGCATAAGCCAAAGGATTTCGCGCAGACATTACTCGATCCTGATGGTGGTGAGGAGAAACTTAATAAGTATAACCAACAAGTGATTGAACACATTCAACGAACGAGTCCAAATTACACACCTGAGGAAGTGAATAAACGGTTTGAACATATACAGAAGCACTCTAAGAAATACTATGAAGACACCACGCCGTTCTACAGACAGGGAATGGCTTTCGCTCGTAAATGGGGACAAGGAACGAATGAGTTCTTTGGTGATCCCCGTTTACCCGGTGAGAAGACACAAGCCGATACACTGATGAACATTGCTGGAG